TTAAATAATTAAAATTATGGTAAGAATATTTGAGTGGTTAGCACAACAATTTAGAACATTTAACAATTGGTTTAAAACCAGTTGGAATAACATCATTAAGAAGTTATTATTTAAGCAAGGACTTTAAAAAACATTATTTAAAAAATAAGTATATTTGTATAAAATAAAACACAATGGCAAGTACAGTATATAACGGAACAAATTTAATTTTAAGTGTAATCGCTGATGGTGGCACTTTAGCAGCTGTAGGACACACTACAAGTTGTACTATTTCTTTAACTAATGATATGGCTGATGCGACTACTAAAGATTCATCAGGTTTTTCAGAAAGCATTGCAGGATTAATTTCAGGTGAAATTTCTTTCGATGGTCTTATGGATTACACAGATTCTAATGGTGGTACTGAATTAGCTGGGTTTTTATTAGGGAGAACTAAAGTCGATTTTAGCTACGGAACAAGCGCTACTGGGGATACAGTATATTCTGGTGAGGGATTCCTTACAGGGCTGGAGATAACTGGAGAGATGGAATCTGCGGTAACATATTCTGGTACGATTCAAATCACAGGAACTATTACAGCTTCAGTTAATTCTTAATAAATGAACAAAAAAAGAGGTTATTATACCCTTAACGTTGGGGGTAAAGAAAGAGTTCTACACTTTTCTATGAATTTTTGGGCAAACTTCACAGAGATATTAAATATATCTTTGGAGGAGATTGCCACTGTATTTGAAAAAGGTGTTTCCCTAAAAGCAATTAGAACTTTAATATATTCTGGACTTTTGGCGTATGACCAAGAAAGTGGAAATGAAATAGATTATAATGAGTACACTGTTGGAAGTTGGTTGGAGGACATTACGCCAGAAGATTTAGAAAAAATAATATCTGCTATGATGGAATCAAAGATTCTTGGTAATGAACTAAACGTTGGTTTATCAAGAAAGGGAGATGACACAAAAAAAAAGTAGATAAACTTACCTGGGAAGATTTAACGGACTTTTATATAGGACAAATTGGTATTAGCCCTGATAATTTTTGGAGTAACACTTGGAAAGAAAATATTCTCTTATCTGAAGCGCACTCTATAAAAACCAATATAGAGTGGGAAAGAACGAGGTTTTTGGCAACAATGATACACAATGTCAATTGCACAAAGAAAACTCAAATGCTAAAGCCACATAACTTATTTCCTTTGCCACAAGATAACAGACCAGCTACTCCTAAATCTTCAAAGGAACAATACGAGAAATTTTTAGCTAAAGTTGAAGCAGTAAAAAATAAGGACTAAATTTTTAGTATTTTTGTAGTATGCAAGAAAAACAAGATATATTAGTAAGATTATTAGGAGATTCCTCCAAATTAAATGAAGCACTTGGTAAAGCTGAAGGAAGAATAAATAAGTTTAGTGGCAATTTAACAAAAATAGGTAAAAGCTTAACAACAAGACTTACATTACCACTTGCTGCTGTTGGAACAATGGCTGTTAAACAAGCTGCTAACTTTGAAAAACTACAAACAACTTTAAATGTTTTAACTGGTTCTGCTGATGCTGGGGCAGCTGCATTTGAAAGATTAGTTCAATTTAGTGCAAAAACACCATTTCAACTTGGCGATTTAGTGAAGGTTAACAATACCCTTATGGGATTTGGTTTAACTACTGACAAAGCATTTAATAGTTTGTCTATGCTTGGTGATGTGGCTGGGATTGTTGGAGGTGACTTACAATCTATTGCAATAGCATTTGGTCAAGCTGCAGCTGAAGGTCGTGTTATGACAAGAGACCTTCGACAATTTATAAATAATGGGGTGCCTATTCTTCAAGTATTATCTGAAGAAATGGGAGTTGCTGAAGGAGCTATAATGGATATGGCTTCAGAAGGTAAAATAACTTTTGAATTACTTGATAGAGCATTTAGAAATGCAACTGCCGAGGGTGGTAAATTTGAAGGAGGTATGGAAACATTAAGCCAAACTTTAAATGGTTTATTTTCTACTTTAAAAGATAATGTAAATATTGCTCTTGCAGAACTTGGTCAAGAAATAGCTGATGCTTTAAATTTAAAAGAAGGAATACCTGCTCTGTCAAAAGGGATAGGAGAATTAGTTACAGGTTTCAAATCTTTAAATGATGATACACAAAAAATAATAATTACAATAGGATTGTTGGCAGTTGCAATTCCACCACTAACTATTGCAATAGGTGCATTAATTACTTCTGTAACATCAATAAGTACATTTTTACTTGCATTAAATCCAATAGTGATTGCAGTAACACTTTCTGCAACTGCATTTGCAGGAGCAATGGCAAAAATTTCATCTGAAACAGGTGTAGGTTTTTTTGAAACATTAAAAAATGGATTTAATAGTTTAGGTAATCCTATTGCATTTGCAGCTTTACAAGCAAAATCATTAAGGAAAGAATTACAAAGAATTAAAGATTCGAAAGATGTATCTGAAGATTTTGTCGGTCCTCTTTTACCTGGTCAAAAGCGAGTGAATATGCAAGACACATTATTTCCAAATGCAAAAGGTGGAAAATCAGCTTCAATAAAAAATGCAGTTAGTGAAACTATACCTGAATTTAACGGATTAAGTGAATCTGCAACAAAACTTCATCAATCAATATTTGGATTTATTGAATCTGCTGGAACAGGAATAAATACTGTAGTGAGACCAGCTCTATCATCATTAAGCCCTATAATTACAACCACACAAAGCGCTTTTCAAGATTTAGGAAAATCTGTAAAAGCAAATACAAAAGTAATTGTAGATGGCGCTCAAGTAGCTTCAGCGTTTTTACAAGGATTTGCAAACTCAATTACAAGTGCTTTTTCAAATAGTGATAATAGTTTTAGAAGTTTTGCAGCTTCTATGTTAGACATAATTGGTAATTTGATTATACAAATGGGTATGGCAGCAATAGCTGCTTCTGAATTAGCAAAAACTTTTGCAATTCCTGGAGTTGGTTTAGTAGCAGGACTTGCAGCAGTAGCATTAGGAGCTGTTATTAAAGGAATAGCAGGAACTATAAGAGGTGGTGGGTTACAAGGTATGGCAAAGGGTGGTATTGCATTTGGTCAAACACCAGTTATGGTTGGAGATTATAGTGGAGTAAGAAGCAATCCAGAAGTTATAGCACCTTTAAATAAATTAAAAGCAATGATTGGTGGTGGCTCACAAAATGTTACAGGTGAATTTGTTTTAAGAGGTCAAGATTTAGTTGTAGCACTTCAAAGAGCAGAAAAAAGTAGAAACAGAATTTTATAATGGCAACATACGGGGTAAAATATGAACTGAAGTTTTCAGACAATCGAGGTCATAAAAGAACTTTAGAAATATTAAAAAAAGATTACGAAGGTGATGTTTTGCCTATTGTTGGAACTGGAAGTCCAGCTATTATAAGATACGAAAATCAAGATGACTTTTACAATCCAATTATTGGTTCTTCTTGTGAAATAAATATTAAAGTAACAGACAGCATAGCTTATGATGAGTTTTCAGGTTTTAATGAAAGAGAATATAAGGTTAGAATATTAGCAGGTCAAGAAGATGATACTATAACACTTGATTCACCTTTGTGGGAAGTTGCTAATACTAATTGGGAAGACACAGAAACTCTATGGGCAAAAGGACAAATATTTGAAGTTTATTGGGAAGGTTTTTTAATATTTGATAATTATATTGAACAATTTGTGTCAAGTCCTTATGACTTAAAATTAGTTGCAATTGATAATTTAGGAACTCTTGATTCATATAATTGCCCTTATGGTTCGATACAAACTGATGCTGCTGGTAACATAAAAGTTGCAGCAGGAGAGCAAAATAATTATGATACTGCATTTTATTATATAAAAGAAATATTAAAACTTACAGGTTTAGATTTTGATATATATATTCAAAATAATATAAGAGGTAAAATATTTAACACAGTTATTAGACAATCTTTAACATTATTTCACGATATAAATATTCACGAATTTGGTTTGACTCAAGATTTTGTTAGGAGAGATGCAAAAGAAGTTTTAAAAGAAATTTTAATCAATACTAATTCAAGAATATTTCAATCAAATGCTTCTTGGTATATTATTTCAAATCACAATTATTATGATAGGAGAGTGATTTATGACCCTAATGTTTTATTAGATGAACTTGAAGGTACTGTTTCTGAACAACCTACATCAGTTCCATCGGTTGCTACAAATTTACCTACAAGCGTAACAAGTTCAAGTGCAACTTTAAATGGTCAAATTCTTGATGATAGAGGAATTAATATAATAAACAGAGGTTTTTATTTTGGTACAAGCACTATATATAATCAGAATGTTAAATATTTTTCAACTGATACGACAGATGCATTTACTTTAAATAGAACTGGTTTATCTGAAAACCAAATATATTATGTAACAGCTTTTGCTAATAATAATATTAACGAGGAGGGAATTGGTGCTACAAGGTCTTTTATTGCTCAAACAACAACTACAAGTGTAACTCCTGGAGCAGAATCTCCAGTAGTTGAAACATTAACACCTTTAGCAACACAAGTGTTTGATGATAGAATGACTTTAAGAGGACAAGTTACTGATATAGGAGATTCAAATGTTACTGAATATGGATTTTATTTTGGTACTGATGCTTTTAATTATGAAAATAATACTAAATACGCAGTGACAACTTCTGCTAATGAAAGCGCTCCTTTTACTTTCACACTTGATACTTCTTCAATTCCGATTACTTTAACTGCTGGACAAGCTTATTATATTAATGCTTATGCAGTAAATACTGCTGGTACAAAAGTTGGGAATATGAAGATTCAAGAAACTTATAATGTTTGGAATTTATATAACATAGAAACAAATGCTATTAAACAAGCAATTTATGATGATACATACACTTCTGGCGATGGAGTTAGATTGTCAGATTCAGGAACAGATTGTTTTACCATAATACAAGGAACTACAATACCAAGTACTACAGGAATTCCAACAATTACTATTGTATGTCCTAATGAACAAACTACTCAAGAAGTAACAACTGAAGAAATAACTACTTGTAATAGTATAACTTTATTTAGAGCTTCAACATCTGATGCAGTTTGTTGTAATGATATATCTGTTGAAACATTTTATATAAATGGTCCATCATTTACATCAACCGACACAACTGCAATTTATACTGATTTTACTTGTGAAACACTTGCATCTGCTCAATATTTTTCAAGAGATTTAGTTCAATACAGATATTTTAATGGTACTACACTTGGCGCTGTAACAAATTGTGGTGATTGTGGTGCAAGAGCAGATGACCCTAACGCATACATTGCAGAGAATGAAACAACTGGTGAAAGAGTAAATGTTTTATTTTCTACTTTATTTTCTCCTGGACAAAGTGTGGTTATTAGTTCAGACAATACCTCTTGTTATACAATTGTTGGTTCTATTGATGTAACAACTGACCCAACAGTTACTATTTCAAGGGCTTGTGATATTGTAACAACAGAACCACCTGAAACTTGTCCAACTATGACTTTCTTTGCAGAATATCAAGGTTGTGGAGATGATAATTTTGTAATCATAGGAAATAACAAAAATGAACTTCCTAATATTGTAAAACAAATTAGCACAGGTCTTTGTTTCTTTAAAGTTAGAAGTATTACAACTGATGTACAGAATGACAATTTTAATTTAGGATGTTACCCAACTCCAAAATTTGAATTAGGAAATTTAGCTCTTAACGGAGGAGTTGACCCATATATAAGCTGTGATGATTGTCTTGGAAATCCAACAACTACAGTTGCACCTGTAACAACAACTACAACTGCACCTCCTTCAATATTTTATAGAATTTATTTATCGCTACAATCTAACTGTTCGCAAGATGATATTGTTTTAGAGGTTTCTAATAGCATAAATAGTTTTCCAAGTGTAATTAGTGATGGTGTAATTTGTTATTCAAGTGATAGAGATGGAGGTTCTGGTGGAGATGGAGATGTAGATGAATACTTAAATTTTGCTGATTGTCCAGATTGTCAAGCATATTTAGCAACTACAACTACTCCAGCGCCTGTTACTACACAAGCTCCTTGTGCTGCATTTGGTGTTTATATCGGAACAACTGCAGTTGAAGCTTGTTGTGGAGGTCGCTCTGTAACTGTTTATGGAAATGGTTCAAGTTTAGCACAATCTACTGTAATATATACTGACTTTTTATGTAGTGAAATAGTTACGCCTGGTAATTATGTAAGACAGGCGAATTCTACATATTTCTGGAATGGTCGTAATTTATCACTAATCACTTGTCCAGCTTGTCCATAATATGAGATATATCTGCGCTCAACCTGGTGAGCTTTATTTTTGTTGGCAAATAGATGTGATGATTCACAGTTTTATAAATGTTGGAATAGAGCAAGATAAAATTGATATTATATTTTCAGATTTTAAAGATGATATTTTATATTATTTAGAATTAAAACATAAATACCCAAAAGTAAATTTTCATATTTATCCAGACACAAGAAAAGACATAAAATATATATCAAGCATAAGACCTCATATTTTAAAAAAACATTTTAAAAAATATTGGTGGAAATATAGAGGAACATTTTTATATCACGATTGCGATATAGTTTTAACAAAACCATTAGAACTTGGAAATAAAATTTCTGGATGTGACCCAAATTGTTATTTAAGCAATACAAAAAGTTATATTGGTTATGAATATATTTTATCTAAAGGAGAGGATGTTCTTAATTTAATGTGTGAAATAGTTGATATTGACAAAAAAGTTTTAAAAAAAAATCAAGATAATTCTGGAGGGGCGCAATATTTATTAAAAGATATTGATGCTGAATTTTGGGAAAAAGTAGAAATTGATTCTGAAAATCTTTATTATAAAATATTTAGATTAAATAATAAAAAGAAAAAATTAAATAAAGATTATCACCCACTTCAAATTTGGTGTGCTGATATGTGGGCAGTTCTTTGGAATCTTTGGAAAATAAATAAACCAACAAGAATTGCTAAAGAAATGAATTTTACTTGGGCTGGTCATCCAATAAAACAATGGGAAGCTAATGCTATTTATCATAATGCTGGTGTTATAAAAGCTGAAAATAAAGAATTTCAAAAAGGATTATTTAGACATCAAAAACCAGTTAAAAATTTAGAAATAAATCCAGAATTGGCTTGTTATAAGTATTACGAACTTGTAAAACAAATATTGTAAATTTGTATTATGGCATTAAGAAAACAACAAAATGACTTACTAAAAGACACAAATTCAGAATTTGTTGAATTTAAAGTTTTTGATAAAGATGGAGTTCAAAAATCAAATGTTGTAAAAGATGTTTTAATTAGTTGTCCCACTGTTTTAAAACCAATTAATGAAAATCTTTCAATTGAATATTTAAGACCACTAAAAGAAGCAATTAAAACAACAGATATAAACCCTTTAAAATTATTAAATTATAACCCAACATTTAGATATAGTACTTTTAACTGGAGTTTTGGGACTTTAACAAGTCCTAATAAGGTAGAACTTTTGCAACCAAATACAGTTATTCCAGGTGTTATTCCTGTTAGTGGTTTATTTTGTTTAAGTCAAAGAATTCCACTTACTGCAGATGATAAAACAAATCATCTTATAAAAACAGTTTCTACTTCAACTATTGCCGAATCTGGTAGGGATTTAGAAATAGGTTTTTCATATTACATTAGAGATGTCCAATCTGTTAGCACAGTTAAGTCAAGATTTTTTATTTCGATTGGTGCTGATACTACTGGAAATGGCACAATGGATTTAATGTATGATTTCAGTGAAAATAAATTCAGCACTGGGACTTTTACAGATGATAAATTTTTTAAATTAATTCAAGCGAGTGGATATAATAGATGGCATAATTACAAAACTATATTAAATGATATTTCTTTTAATGGTGTCGATAGTGCTAAATTAGAAATTAAATTATTTCCATTAAGTACTAATGGAATACTTGATATATCATTAAGTTATATTTTTGTCGATGCTTTTTATATTGGTCAGTCTAAAGGATTTAAAAAAATAACTCATACAAAAACAAACGGATTTAACACAGAAATATTTGATAGTTTTCCAACCAACAATTTAACTGGAGAATATAAAATGCCAAATAGTTTTTTAACAAATGAAATTGATGATTTTGATTTAAGTCAAATTAATGGTTTTTTTGGTAGAGCAGACAGAGTTGAATCTGCATTAACTGATAGTTTAGATAAATTAATCTTACAAGAAAAATTAAATGATTATAGGGCGCCAATAAAAAAATATGAAGGAGATTTTTATAGAGATGATGCAAATGAAATTCCAATTTATTTTTTTAATAAAGTTTGGGTAAATTTTGGAGAAAACATTTTACAAGACACTGTTTCAGCTATGATTGATTCAATGGAATTTGATGTAAAAAAAAATATTTATAGAATTAATATGCACTTACCAAATGTTGGAACATTATTCGATATTGTCTTTGTTCAAGATGATGTAAATTCTTACGATAAATTTAAATTTGAGTAAAAATATTTTTTTATTTTAAAAATAAATTTTATATATTTGTTTTATGTTAAATCTAAAGGAAATTTTAGATGGTTGGGGAAATTACGCAAAAGATAAATTAAAAATCCTTGACCCAGCAATTAAACAAATGTCTAAACATAGACTTTTAATTTGCAATGAATGTGATATGAGGGATTATGGAACTTGTAATCCTAATAAAAAAGGAATCAATGTTTTAACTGGAGATTTAGTTTCTGGTTGTGGTTGTAATTTAGCAGCTAAAACATTATCACCTACTTCAAAATGTCCTTTAGGTAAATGGTAACTATATGAATAAATTCGAAATAGAATTTGAAACAGAAAGAAGGCGATTAAATCTTAAGAAGATGGATATTGCTGACAAGTTAGGCATAACTTTGCCAACTTTACAATCAAAAATTTTAGAGCCTGATAGACTTACACTTAAGGACATTGGGAATCTAAAACAACTTAATTTTAATCTTAATTTTAATTTATGAGTGAAAACAAAGGAGAATTCACAACTGAAAGCATAGAGAAAAAGATATTTAAGATTCAGAATGAAATAGGGGCAATCCTAAAAGATGCAACTAACCCATTCTTTAAATCTAAATATGCTGATATAAACTCTGCTTTACAGCAATTACAACCCCTGTTTAAGAAACACGGCATTGTAATAAAACAACCTACCAGAGATGGTAAGGTTTTTACTATATTAACTTGTGTTGATACAGGTCAATATGTGTTTTCGGAATTAGAACTTCCTATAAATGATGACCCACAAAAAGTGGGTTCTACAATTACTTATTATCGTAGATATACTTTAATAGGATTACTTGGTTTAAACACCGAAGATGATGATGGCAATATGGCTTCAAGAAGTACAACAAAAAGTAAGCTATCTGCTAATCAATATCAAGCAACATTAAAGGGAACTAAAGAACAAGCTTTAAAAGTTTTAAATAGTTTTAATGTAAGCGCTGAACACGAAAAAGCAATCAAATCTAAATTTAATATATAATATGAGTGCATTAGGACAAATAAGTCTAAAACAAGCTGATGGTAGTTATAAGAATTTAACTATTTCAATCAGCGATTCTACAAATCCTTATGGTCAAAACATAAGTATTTATGAAGAACAAACAAAAGAAGAAAGAGATGCTAAAAAGCCAAGAAGTTATGTTGGCAATGGTAAAATCTTTTGGACTGATGGAAATGTAAGTGTCGCAGAGAAAAG